TAAGGAACCAATGTCCCTGAAGCTTTAGCGGGAAGAGCTGAAACTCTTATACCAGGTGGGGAAATTGCAGCATTAATATCCCCACCAACTGATGGGCTTCCTGTATAAGTAGGATTTCCAATTCTAGCATTGAGTTCAGTTAGTCTTGTACCTATGTCTGCATTACATGCATCTAATTCATCTGCTAAAGCAGTAGCATCCGTTTTACTATATGTTCGACCATCATAATTTTGACCATGATAAGTATCCAAATCATCAAATTCAGCTTTGCAATCGGAAATCGCAGTATCAAATGTTTCCGCCGCCGTTTTCTTTGCTGCATCATATTCTCCTCCCCCGTCAACTTCTAAAAGAGGATCTCTATAAGATACTAATCCATCTAATGTATTAATTTTTCCTAGTACATATGGATAATCATTAGATGCTCCACCCTCATCTCCATTTATTATATGTTGAATATCATTCTCCAAACAATCTACTTCACTAATAGCATAAGTAATAGTGTGTCCATATGGGGGATTGCCAAAAGGTCCTCCGTAGCTACCTGAAAAAGAATGTGCTTCTATCAAGCTCGCCGAATTTTTCCAATACATGGTAACACTAGTATATGTTTCTGTTGAAGCTGTATTAATGTTTTTACTATCTGCAACACCCCAAGTGAGGAATTGTGAAGAATATGTACCCCAATGACCCGCATATCCTGCATTAGTGGGCACGGTTCCTGCATTTGGGTGTTCTTTATTTTCCGCATGGCCGCCCGTAGAAGTTACTGAGTCTGTTCCATTAGAAGCACTGTTCAAACTCCCCGCCAAACTTGTCATTGCGGGTTGTAATTGTGGAGTGAATGTTGCTTGTGGTTCTGTTCCTCTAGCCGTTTCAGTATTTGGTAATGAAGTAACTGTTGGAGTATAATTATGAGCTCCCACAAATGGACTCACCAAATAAAAAAAATGAGCACTGAAATCTATCATATATCGATAATCACCAATCAAATTTCCAGCAGTATTTTTTCTTTTTTCTTCATATTTTACAAACCTTCCCGCAAATACATCTTTCATCCCCAATCCAGTCGGTTGTAATCCATTATCACTACTGTCATAATTATCTCTGGCTCCTTGAACAGCGGGAAAAAGTGGATTTAATATGTTACCACTATAATCACCCGTATCTTGTCCTATTTCTGAACTGGAGGAAACCAATTCTGTAGAAGCTGATTTAAATAAATCTAAAGAACTTGATTTCGCCGTTGGAGGATTAAATACACTAAGAGCGGTTTCAAATGCGGATTTATCCATAACTGTTAAATCTTCAAATGATTCATTAGTTCCACCATAATTTCCATCATCATCACCAACAGGTTTCCAGGATGAATCAGGAACCATTCCCTCAGGAACAATTTGTGCAATTGCGAACATTGTATTTTCTTCTCTTGTTGGCATAATTTGTTTTGATGTAATCTCTAAATTAGTATATACCTTATCAACATTATCATTAAGTACTACCACATTTAAATCTGTATCAATTGCGACTACAGTAAGATTAGATGTCCATGCCGTACTTGATAATTCTGATCCCATTACTAATTTCGATGCATCAGAAGTGGTTATAGTATTTCCTGTAATATTTGTTACTAAATCTAATGTTGTATTAGCAGTTATAGTAAATGTTTCAAAATCATGAGTAAATCTTTTTAATCCAAAAAAATCTCCAATTTTAGGTGGAGAAACATCAACTTCTGCAGAACCTTGTTCTAAAGTATGAGATAAGGTAACAAACTGATCTAAGGTAGAATTAAATTCTACAGAACCGATATTAGCATATGCAAATTTTTCATTCCAGTTTCCCACTTCTGTAGTAACACTATCCCCAAATGTAACAGTGTTTCCAAATGCCATGTCGACTCCAGGATTGACATATGGAGTTGTATTAGCCATTAAATCTATTAATTTTCCCGTTTCTCTACTTCTAACAAAATAATAATCACCAATATAATTACTATAAGTATTAGACGTTCCATCCGCCTCAGTTGATGTTACGGTACTTCCAGGAGTATCACTTAAAGAAATTGTATAATTAAGATCTTTATCTCGAATTAAAACACCGAATTTGGGGTTTCCTCCCGCTCCACCGGTTAAAGAAGGATATGTAAAAGATGTTACTCCTGCATAGTCACTTGGAGAACCTAAATTAAATTTTAAAATATCACTACTACTTGCTCCCAAACAATTTGCTCTTATTTGAGCATTTGCTAATGCTAATGCAGGAACATCTGCTGAAGCAGCCACACCTGCACATAAATTAGCAAACGCATCTTCAAATAATTCCAATTCTCCGATAATTCCTAATCTCGCATCTATCAAACTTTGAGGTAGAGCTTCAATATCTTCTTTAGTTTCTAATATTTTTTCAACTTGAGATGTCATGCTGGTGGTCCTGTTACTACTACTGGTGGTGAACCAGGAATCATTGCTGTTATTACTATTTGTGTTGTATAATTATTTATCGCATCTGCAATATCTGAGCCAAATTGTGCTCCAGATGCTGGCTGTTTTGAAAAAATTTTACCCATTTTTGTTAAAAACATTGGAAGACCCGCTGTCGTTACTATAGAAATTTGGTTTGAACATTGTAATGTCATAAAAGCTCCATCAATTTTCTTCGCAACCTTTTGCCCTATCAGTGCTGGTATTGGTGATTGCTTTTGCATAATTTTCCCTATTTCTAAATTTAATGTTTGTAATTTCGGCATAGCTGCGTAATTTCCCCCAGCCGGATCCATTGCATTAGAAATATACTGTTCTACTCCATCCTTAATTATCTTCCCTACATCTAATCCTGTTGTATTAGCTTTTGCGAATCCGGATTGTAATCCTGCTTTTATTTGTGGCATTCCTAAAGGCATATTGTCCTTACATTATACATTGCATAATTTTTGTTTTAACTAAATTTAGTGCCGCAGTATTTAATGGCATTCCACTATTTCCTGAACCAGTAGGCACTGTTATCTTTGTAATTTCATCTATTAAATCATCAAAACATGATTTTAAAGACTTTCCTGCGCCACTAATAGATAACGGTGCACCAGATTTTAAACTATACGTTCCAAACGTTCCTGCAAATGCGACGGGCGATTGCATTACTATACCTGCTGGAGAAATCACAATTTTTCCAAGAGTTCCAGTATTACCTAAAAATAAATTAATATAGCCTGTAGCACCAACCGCACTTTCTGCCGCATTGATCTCTATGGGTGCTAATCCTGTATGTAATTTAATTCCAGATCCCGCAATAAATGGCGTTCCTATTGTACTAATATCAATGGCTCCTATAGATGTAGTGAGATTGATATCACCAGATCCAGATAATCCTACAACCCCCTCTGATCTTATCTTAATTTGTGAGGCGTCTGCAGTTAGAGGGCCATCTGAATCAAATGCCATTGTTCCTGTTGTATTTAATTTTAAACTACCATCACCAGAAATATTAGATCCCTTTTTTGTGCCCACCATAAAACTAGTTGTGTTTGATTCATATCTCGCAGAATTAATATAATAATTTCCACCATCAACATTTGCATAATATGATCCACCCGTGCCAATTTTTAAAGAAAAGTTTCCTTGTGTAGATTGCTGATCTCTATTAACAAATAATTGAAAACTTTTATCAATTGTTTCAACCTTATGTGCTTCAATATGTTCATATGAATTTGAATGAACTATATTATATGCCTCATTTACTGATTTTGTTACTACAGTTCCATCAGGATGATATTCTATAAATGATCCTGATCTATGATATAAATGTATTCTTTCAGCATCAGGAGTATCATCAAATTCAAATACATGACCACTTTCCGTTTGTTGCACATGATTATATGGATATACCGCATTAAATGGTGGAAGAGGTTCTGAAAATCTATTTATTATTGGTTTAACTAACGCTTCTTTAAATTTATCACCAGCGGCCTGAAGCGCAGTTAGAGTGAAATCTTGAAATTGTATCAACGTTCTTACATTTACTGTTGATCCAAAATCCCCACCAGTAGTTACGCCCACTTGTCCTGCATTGCGTGAATTTTTCTTTCTTCTTAAAATAGAATATTGACTTTCTACTCTGCTTCCATCATCAGTACTTAACAATTTTGATGTTGGATCACCATATCCTCTTGCTAATCTATTTGTAGTTGGTTCATTTAAATAATGATAAGAGGGAAAAGGAGAAATTTGTTCTTGTTCAGTAATTATTACACCAACACCTGCACCAGAATAGGTGAGCATTTCTGCTTCTCGAGGAACTTTATCCTCTTGTCTTGTATCAGCACCAAGCAATAAAGATCTAATTCTTTTTTTAGCGGCATCTAAACTAAATGGGTGCATGTCAGATGCAATTTTATTATCATACATCCTAGCATCGTAAAATCCAATTTGTGCGGTATAAATTTCTCTCACATCTTGTTCAGGTACTCCATGCAATGTACCCATCATTACTGGTTCTTGTGCTTCCTTTCCATCACGAAAAAATCCCATCACCCAAGATCCTTCTACAGGCCCAAGTGGTGTTTGACCAACCCCCGTTTGAGAAGCGGATGTTATTGGCATCAATGGAAAAGCCCACGGCAATTTTCCAGGAGGCATTAATTTTTTATCATCAGTATGCCATCCCAAACAGCGAACTTTACACCTACCTAAGTACATTGGATCATGTCTATCTTCAACAACACCAACCCACCAAATAAATTCCATTCCCATAGAATCAGAAGTTAACATATTTTCTTATCTCCCACTTTGACCCTTTTCTCTTCCAGATACCGCAATCGCCTCATCAGTATCTTTACCTTCCCATGTACCATAATTAGTTGGAGTGTAATCAGTTCCTGGTAATCTTCTAGATAAACCATCTTTCATTGCATGTAAACTCAAAGAGTGTCCAATAATTCCAGCACCCTTTCTTGTAAAAATATGTGATATTCTCGTTACTACAAATTTTCCACCAACCAAAGATGACTGCTTCATTTGTATTCTATCTGTTTCTTCACCCATTTGAGTTGGTAATTGTAAATTTATAACATCACCAACTTCTCTATGTGTATTTCCTGGAACCGCTACTTGATATATAAAATTATTTAATAATTGATTTTGCATTTTTCTCTTAGAATACCAATTCTCTATTTGTGTTTCTCTTAAAATTTTATCTTGAGGAGCTCCTTCACTATTAATATCCGCAAATCTTACATAACATCCATCATTTGTTGTTTTTAATGAAACGTGTGCTTGTGGTTTTCCTATTACGTCTGATCCTCTAGATATTACAGGATCATTAGATAAATGATATGTATCATCATCAATAACATATATTTGATGTTGATGTTTAGAATTATTATCAACCGTATTTCCAAAATCATTTGCTGTGGTGGGAGGTAATGTTTGAATCAACGCTCCGGTTTCAGAATCCGTATGAATATTTCCAGCATCTTGATATCCTTTCTTATAATATAAATCATAATAATCATGTCTCATTCTTATAATATTATGAGTTATTAATCTATTTCCATACATGCCATTTTTTAAATTAACATCAACAGCTATTGCAGAAGCTCTATTATAATCAGAAATCATATGACTTTCTACAGCTACTTGATCAAATGCATCTTTATATTGTGTTCCCAATGGAGCATAGATATATGTAATTTGCTCTGGTGATTGCATTAATGTCTCTAAAGATTTAAATTTAAACCCACCTCTCATTGTTTCATAAAAACAATAAAATGCTCCCTTTGATCTGTCTCCTTGTTGCGTAGGAGTACCACCTGATGCAGATGGAGGCATTGATCCAGCTGCTTCAGCTCTGGATGCCAAAAATTTCATTGCTTGAAAGGGTGTTATATTTGGTATAGTTAAATTATGTTCACCTTTTGTAATTTCAATATCTAAAGGATCTCTCTCTGGAATTTCTATTGGAAGCATCGGTCTAAGGGGGCTGTGAGGATTGATATAATCTTCATATATATTTTCAGCCATATCACTAATTCTCATTCCAGAATAACATTTTTGAACTTTTGTTGCTAAATTAACAATATATTCAATACTAGCAAAATTTAAAGTATAAGTAATTAATCTATCATTTTTAGGATCTATATTAAAATTTGTTACTTTTATAACTCTAAAATATCTATCTATTTTATCTTCAGGTATATCTGCCCCAACAGAATGAAAGGACATATGAAGAATCTCTTCTCCAATAATAGGCATTCTTTCAAATAAACCAGTTGCATCACCAATATCTACATATCCACTAATATAAGGAGAAAATATATTTTCAGTAATCTCACATCTAGTCATCATATTTCTAATATCAATTGCCGTGGTAGGAAAATTATTAGGACTAAATAATGTGAATTTGAGGATACTGACTTCTCCTGCATAGTCAGGAACCTCTCTTGCCTTCTTTAGACTAGTACCATCATATATAATTGAATCATAATTGTTAGATGCCATTATAATACCTTAACTAAACATATTTCTTGCTGTTTCTAAAATTTGTTCAGCCCAAACATCTTCTATCAAATTAATTTCCTTTTTACTATCATTATGTAAGACCTCATAATCATAATTGGACACAGTTCTTTCCATACCATCACCTTCTGCTGCAACAATTTGATAACGGGTTTCATCTACTTCATAAAATCTCTCTTCTATTCTATCTTGCCCTTTACTCGCTGGAACTAATTTTTGTATTACTTCTTCATAATGATGAACTCCACTATTAGCAGCATCTAAACTTCCATATTTACATATTATATGTTTTCGTAATTCGTCTTGAGATAATGGCCAATCAAAAATAGGATCAAAAATATTATTTGCTAAAAATATAAGCCAAATATATTCAAATCCTCCATAATATCGATAAGATAATGTATCAGGCCTCTCTCCATCAGGAATGGTATAATTATATTTAGTATATGTGGCTGATTTTATAGTAGATTTTAATCTATGTCTTAATGATATATCAGTTACCAATTTTTGATGAACTAAATCTATTTTTTTTCCAGCATGGCTCGTGCCAGTATCAAATCTATAATATATTGCTGGCATATTTTTAAAATATTCTGACATTAACTCATCTCCTTAAAGTCCAAATTGATCAATAGTGCCTTGATTTGAATAATCCGCCCCACTATTATCTACATACACCCCAGGAGTTTCAGTTGAGGCTGATTGGTCTGACGTTTTACCGGTATCTAGATTATTTAAAATAAATTCTGTTTCTTGAAATACTAATTGCATTTTTGTATGTATTGGAAGTGGTTGCTTGTACCCCATATTCGTTTCTGTATAAAATCCCGGTCCTTGAGCACTTGCATCAAAATTTATATCCATAGATGTTAATACAGATCTCCTAATTCCCATTTGATCAAATCTTATCGCTCCCGTCGGTCCACCAATATAATAATCAATATAAAATTCATGCGGGAAATTAAAATATACACTCTGCATACCTGCAAACCCGTTCATTTTTGGTAACATTCTTTTTTTAAAAGTTTGAATAATATTTTTTACCATTGATGCTTCTTGATAATCTCTTGGCCAGAAATCGAATGACATATCATGTGTTCTGAATGCTCCAGGGCCTTGATATGTCATGGCAATATGTGGATTTATCCCTATTCCTGCCATAGCTGAAATTGGTGCTAAAGCTCCACCGAAATTTGCTATCGCCAATGCTCCCACATTCCCCGTAAATTGTTTAGCCTCTTCGAGAAGCTTTGATTCTCCTTCTCCAGTTACTATTCCTTCTAAAAATGATCCTGCTTTATTTGACTCGCGGCCCAATCCCTCCATGATACCTTTTATTCCTAATCCCGCCAAAACACCAACTACTGCAGCAGCTCCTTTGAATTTTGGTGCCAGTAAAGATCCAAGTGCGGCTCCGGTCATACCAGCGGCCATATTAAATCCCTCATTTTCAAAAAGTGCTCCGCCTGTTAAGGGTGTATAATTTCCTGTAAATTTAGTTTTCATCGATCCAGGTGGAATATATAATGCTATATCAGAAGTGTCATTACCATTTACTTTCGTGTTTTTTCTGGAATATGGTTTAGCATGAAATAAAATA